AATATTGTTATTAAAGCCTTTAAAGGTAAAGATAGAGTAGAAGAATCAACTAAAGCAATGTTTGAATTAGAAACGTTACAAAATAATAATAATTAAGGAGTAAATATGAGTTGGTTAAATGTAAATATAGAAGAAGTAGAAAATGAAATTGAACAAATCAATAACAATAAATTTGGTGTAGAACCAGGAGCGTATGAAGGCCAAATAGCTGAAATATTTGTAGATGAAACTAAAACAGGAGCTAAATTCTTAAATGTAGTATTTGTAACCGGTTCTTTTCCAAATGATAAAGAAATTAGTTTTATTGGTTGGGATGTTAATAGAATGTTAGTTAATAAAGAAGGTAATCCAAAAAACAGTAAAGGAAGATATTTTACTGGAGTTATTCTATTAACTAAAATTGCTAAATGTTTTAATAAAAATATTAATGAATTAAAACAAGTAGAAAAACTTGTAGAAGTATTTGGACAAAGTAAAAAAGTTAAAAGTTTTAATGAGTTAATTGGAAAAACATTAGTGTTTGGAGTTAGAGATAAAAAATATTGGAACCAGGATGGAGATGAAAAAACTAAATTTGATCTAGTTGATATTTGTTGTAGAGATGATAAAGAATGTGTAGATAAGTTAACTAAAAGAATTGAAAAGAAACCATTAGTTGAAGACGATAGTAATAAACCAAGTTCTAATAATCAAGAACAAACTACAATGCCATTTTAAGGAGTAAACAAATGGATGAATTAATTAAAACAATAGAAGATAAATTTAATAATTTTTTAATAGAATCTAATAAAATAGATAATAAATCAGCACAACAAAGAGCAAGAGTTATTAGTACAGAATTAAGAAATTTATTAAAAGAATTTAGAAAGAAATCATTAGAAAATAGATGATTTTCTTTTCTATTTTTAATATGAGATCAACTAACTGGTTCTTTTTTTTAAAATAAAGGAGATATTATGAGTTATTTAAAAAAAGAAGATATTATAGAAATGTTAAATATAAATAAAGGTAAATTAAAATTTCATATAAAATTTAGAAATGGTAATGTTAGAATAGTTATAAATAATGAAAAAACAAAATACTATGCTGGTGGATATGGATATGATAAAGCAAGTAGTGCTGTTAGTGAACTAATAAATGATTTATTAGGTGAAATGGATTATAGGAATGCTTATACTGGTTCAAGATCTGGTATTAGAATGTTAAGTAATGGAATAGGAATTGATGCTGTAATTAATGCATTAGATGCTATTGGTTCTAAATTAGATATTGTTTATATTGGAGATGATTTTAATGTATATGAATTAGATTTATCAAATTATTTAGAAAAGATTAATAATGATAATAGATGAAAGAGATTTATATTATGAACATTATGAATTACGTGCTAGTGAAGATTCAATTAGTGATTATCAGATTTTATTAGATGATTTTATTAATTATTGTATAAAAAATAATATTAATGATGAAGAAGAAATAAAAATAAAATATAAAGAAAGATTTACTACTGATTGTTCTGTATTATGGTATATTAAGAAAAAAATAAATAAAAGGAATGTTTAAATGAATCTACAACAAATAACCAAAAAGATATTAAACAAAACTCAATATGGTGGAAATAAAGAACCAAGAGTTAAAGCTGTTAGTGCTAGTGATTTTGGTAATGATTTATTACAAATATATCTAAGATATAAATATGGTGTACCAGATAATGATATATTTGGTCAAGATACCATTGGTTCTATTTGTCATTTAGGATTACAACAAATATTAGAAGATGAATATGAACCAGAAAGAAAGTTTAATGTTATTATGGATAATGGATGGTCATTAACTGGTTCTATTGATTTGTTAAATGTAAAGAATAAAGAAATTATAGACATTAAAGTTACTAAACAATATACTGTAGAAAAAGTATTAAAAGATAATAATCATCAGTATATTTGGCAATTAAGTGTATATAAATATTTAGTAGATAAATATTACAATGATAACTTTGATACTAAGTTACTGTTGGTTCTTAAAGACGGAGGATATGATTTTAGAAAAATGGTTATTAAACCAAGTTTAGAATTACTTAATATGGAACCAAAGAGTAAAAATGAAATAGAAAAAAGATTTTATGAAATAACTAATGAATTAAATAGATATATAGAATTGGATGAATATCCACCACAATGTAGTGAGTTATGGTGGAGAAAAACTAAAAATGGTTCTATACCTGTTAGATGTGAACAATATTGTTCTTATAAAGATAAATGTCCATATTATAATGTTAATCCTATGAAAATAAATTTTTAAAGTAATTATTATGTATGTTCAAAAAATATGTTGTAAAGAAAGAGCAATAGAATTAATAGATAGTATAAAGAATCTATGGATAGAACCATATGAAGATATTGAAGATGATGAATATGGTATTAGCTTTGGTTCTGATAATGGATATGTAATTTATAATTATGTATCTAATAGAAAAGAAATAAAGGATATATATGAAATGGTTATTTCTTGATAATGAAATAAAAGAACCAATAAATGATATATATGGATTTGTTTATTTGCTTGAGTTTAAAGATAAAGAAAACAATATTAAGTATTATATAGGAAAAAAGAATTTCTTTGAATACAAAGAGCTTAAAGCATTAAATAATGGTAAAAAAAGAAATGGACATATTAAGTTTATTAATCATAGAAAAGATGGTAAATTAGTTAAATATGAACTTATAAAAAAAGAATCTAATTGGAAAGAATACACTGGTTCTATTAAAAGTGATATTAGTGATTTAAAATTAGTTGAAAAAACAATATTAATGTTTGCTGAATCTAAAAGACATTTAACTTATTTAGAAGCAAAAATGTTATTTAAATTTGATGTATTAGAGAATGAAGAATTCTTAAATGAAAATATATTAGGAAAATTTTTTAAAGTGAATATAAAATGAAAGAGAATATTAAAATAGAATTTGGAATAGATAATAATGGTAATTATTTGTTTTATGTTTCTGTTGGTTCTGATAAAGAATTTTGGATAAATAAAAAAGATGCTGAAGAGGAATTAAATTATGAATTAATTAAATCAACATTAGAACCAACAAAACAGGGAATTATTTATATTCAAGAAATGTATAAAAGGTGGTATGAAGAATATGGAAAGAATTAAAGATTTTAAATCAACATTTAGTTTATATGGAGTAAAGCCAATTTACTTTAAAGATATGTTGTATTATGAAGCTATTAATGAAAAGATAAAATTATCTAAAATTAAAATAAAGGAAATCAATGAAGAATTAGATTATAGTCTACCAGAAGATGAATACAAAATATTAAATCATCAATTAAGATTAATTGAAAAAGCATTAGAATTTAATGAACAATTATTAGATGAATACAAAAGGAGTAAATGATGAAAATGTTAAATTTAATTTGTAAAAAAGATTATTATATGGAAGAAGAATATGTAGGAGCTACCCCAGAATTATCTTATAAGGATGGTAATAGTTATGTGTTTTTTAATATTGGAGATGAATATTTAGGATTTGATGAATATAAATGTTATAAACATATATTATGTAAAAGTGATATTGAAGAACACTTTTCTAATGAAGAATTAGGATCTTTTGATGTATCATATTTAGTTATTAATAAAATTAAAAATGCACTAAAAGAGTAAATAATGAATTTTGTTAAAGAAATAGAACAATGGCAAAAAGATAGATTATTAGATAAGCAAGAATTTAATGATGTAAATGAAACAACTAATTTATTAGAAGAGATTTATGAACTTAATGGTTTGTTAATAAGTAAAAAAGAAAATAGAGAAATAGTTAAAGGTAGTATTAATTTTATATTAGAAAGATTTATAAAAGAATCACAAGATGGAAATTTAATTTTTGAATATAAAGAACCAACAGAAGAAGATAAAGTAGATGCATTGTTTGATATCTGTGTATTTGCTATAGGTGGTATGTTAAAGTTAGGATATAAACCAGAATGTGTTTTTATAGAAGGTATTAAACATATATCAAGCAGAACTGGTTCTATTGTTGATGGTAAGTTTCAAAAAGATACTAATGTTAAAACGTATGAACCAAAATATAGTAAATGTAAAAGGTAAATAATGAGTTTTAAAGAAAATATTAGATATGACGCATTAAATAAAATAGAACCAAAAAGCACTGGTTCTATTGGTATATTTGTTAATGATTTTGATAATAAAAGAGATATTATTGTTAGTTTATATTGGTATTCAGAAGATAGAGAATTTGAATATATATGTTGTGGTAAAGATACTTTATGCAGATGGTTAAAAGGCAGAGGATATAGTTTTTATATTAAAACTCCTAAAATTGTTAAAGAATTATATACAAAAGTACGTAATGAAAGGTTAGAAGAATGAATATATCGATAATATTAATTATAATTTATATTATTGGTTTTATAATATTTTATTTTAGTGTAAAAGAATGTGATATATCCTTTAGAGATAAAAGATTAATAGGTTTTCAATGTAGATTGTTTGTATCATTGATTTGGTTACCTATATTAATTAAAGCTATTTTAAATAAAAATATAAGGATTGATTTATGAAAGTAATAGAAGAAAGAAGTAAAATATATGGAGATTTTAAAGATATAGCTAATTTAAGTCAAAATATTAAAAGTTTAATGTTTACAGCTTATGAAGCTAATGAACCAGTTGTTTGTGAAGGATTAGATATGATTATTCATAAACTATCAAGGATTGGTTCTACTATAGATGGATATAAAAATTTAGATAACTGGAAAGATTTGTCAGCTTATGCTAAATTAGTTCACGATTATTTAGAGAACCAACAAGGTATGATTAAAACTATTGTAGCTTATGAAAGGACTAACTAATGTCAGTATCTCTAATTTATTGTTCGCCATTATGGTTAATTGCTAATGGAATTAGATATTCTCATAATAATCATGATTTAAGTGATTCTAAAGTATTATATAGAGATAATGGAGCTATAGAAACAACTCTTGGTTCTAAAGATTTTAACTTAATTAAAAGAGTTGGTTTTAAATATAAGCATGAGAGTGTATTAGAATTTGCTGATGTTGTTTATCATATTGAATGTAGTAGAGCTGTGCTACAAGAATTAGCTCGTCATAGATTAATCAGTTTAACTGTTAAAAGTACAAGATATACTTTAAAAGAACTAAAGAATGTAGAATTAAATAATGAAGTATTAGAAGATTATTTAGTAATTACTGGTAATAAAAATGTAGATGAATTATCTATAATGCAATTAAATGATATTGTTATTAATATGAAAAACAATACTCTTGGTTCTAATGATATTGCTAAATATTGTTTACCAGAATCATTTAAAACTGAATTACAGTTAAAAACTAATTTAAGAGAATTATTAAATATTCTCAGATTGAGGACCAGTAAAGATTCTTTATGGGAATTTAGACAAATAGCTTATCAAATGTTTAATATGTTACCAGAAGACTATAAAGAATTGATATTGTGTGATGAACAAATAGCTAAACAAATAAGGGAGATTGAAGATGAAAACATTAAATGAATTTAAAAAAGTAGAACAATTATCTAATAATCAGTTTGTTATTCATTTTGAAAATGGTTGTATATTTCAATCTTATGATTCTATTATTGCTTATAAAATAAATTGAGAATGTTATCTAACTGATAAATGGAATTATAGTAGAACAACTATGAAATATTTATATTTATTTTTAGAAGATTATTGCTATTTTAATAAATTAAATAAAAAAGAATTAGAAAAACTAATAAAAGAAAATACACTCAAATTAGTTGATTAGAAGCTCTCTATTTAACGAACTGTTTTTTTTTATATAAATATACTATAAATAATATTTTGTTTGTTAAAAGGAATAATATGTATGTTTTAGAGATTATAGATATAGAAGAAATAAGATTAAATACTTATAAGATTATATTTAATAATAATAAAGAAATAACAGTATATGCTCCTAATATTAAAACAGCTATTAAAAGAGCTTATGATTTAGTTTAATTTATTTTTTTTCTCTTTAATAAAGAAGAAAAATTTTGTTAAAAATGTTGTAAAGCATTATATATCAATGGTTTGAGAAGATTTGTATGGTATGTTGAAAACATACTTACTATATGGTATAATGATACCAAAAAAAGGAGTAAATTATGTATGAAACAAGGTTAGTCAAAGTTGTAAAAGAAGGTGAAGAATACGTAACAAAAGATTATATAGAAAAGAAATCATATAAAAAATTAGTTAATAAAAAATTTAGAAAAGCATATGATGATCTATTTGTTGTTGGTTCTAAATTAACTGGTTCAGAGCCAAGAGTATTATTTTATTTATTATTGAATTGTGGTAAGAATAATTTTATAAAAATATCTTATAAAGAATTAGCTAAGAAATTAAATTTATCTTTAATTAGAATTAAAGAAATAATGAGAATATTACAAAAGTTAAATGTTGTTAGAAATGTTGGTGGTATTATATATGTTAATCCATTTATGTATGTAAAACATGGTTCACAAGCTGAATTATTACAAATAGAATATATGCCACTATTTAAAGAAGGATTAATATGAAAAAGATATATGATTTGATATTAGATTTTGATAGTAATGTAGATCCAGTAGTTCTTACGTTTGGTTCTTTATTGTTTGATTTTGTTGATAGAGAGAAATGGACTTTTAATTATGATAAGTTTAGATTAAAAGCTAGAACATATTATTTGTATTCAGAAGAAAATTTATGTAGAACATATAAATGGTTAAAAGATAATGGTTTTATTTATTACAGTTATAAATATAATACATATTTTGTAAGTGATATGATAAAAGATTTATTTAATTAGGAGAGTTAAAATGAATAGAGATGAAGCATTAGAATTAATTAGAACCAACGGCTGGTTCTCATATAAAGAATTACAAGTTAACTTAAATATGAATAAACATCAAATTAAATATTTATTTTGTGATAAGTTAAGAATTAAATTAAAAGAAGAATTTAAGAAATGGTTATTTAAAAAATTTCAAAAAGAAATTAAACCAGTAAATATTAATAAAGAATTTAATAATATTCCATTGTCAACAATATATAGATATTATGGTATATGGAGAAATAGTAGTGCTAAAAGAAAAAGTGGTATTAATAAAAGAATATTAATAAATAGATTAAATATAGTAGGTTTTAGTTTAAGTAGATATAGAAGAGAATATTTAGATAGTCCTGACAAAGTAAAGAATGCTTTAAGATATCATAATTTATATGAATGGTTCTTAGAAAAAAGAAAAGAATATAAATTAACAAATAATATAGAAAAACAAAAATATAAAAGATATGAACTAACAAATAAAGCATTTAATATATTTAAAACATATCCTAATGCTATTAATATGAAAAGTAGTAAATTAGCTATAATGTTAGATTGTTCTTCAAGATCTGTTAGAAGATTAAAGAAAAAATATATAGAATTAAAGGAAAAAAAAGAAAAAAAATAATCTAAAAAATATATTATATATATGCAATAAGTATTATATATAAAAAAAAATAAAATGTAAAGGGAAAAATATGAATAAAGCACAATTAAAAGAAAGAAGTATTATGTTAGTAAGTTATGCTATGATGAATGAAGGTTTTAGATTACTAGATTTAGATCCAATGAAAGTTAATTTAAGTAAGTTTGAAGATAATTTGGATATGAAATTAATTCTTATGTATAAAAAATTACATAAACTTAATAAGATATTTACTACTGAAAAGATAGCTAGATTTTTAGATACAAGATTAAAAAGATTAGATGATAATTTGCAACAAGATTGTCAGCCTTTATACATAGGGTTGTTGGCTCTTTATTTATATTTAAAAGTTGATATAAAAAGAGATTTGTATATTAATAATTTGAATATAAAAGATATAGAAAAAATATTTATAGAACATCATAAAGAGTTTGGTATATCAAAATGTACTATTGATAAAGCAGTTGATATATTTAATATTATATATCCTGATGAAAATGGTTTTACATTTTTTCTTAAAACGACTGATAGATTTCCATTTAATTTAATAAAGGAGTAATTATGGTTTCATTAGAGTGGATATTAGCTATATTTTTTGTTGGGTATTTATTTGTTGTATTAGTTAAAGATTATGTTAAATGTAATTTTAGAAAAATTAATTTTGATAATAAAAATAATAAAAAAGATCCAGAAAAAGAAATAGACGAATTATTTAAAGATATAAGTTCTATTTAGTTTTCATTACTGTTATTGGAGATGCAAAACCTATTGGATCTGATATTATTTGATCAAAAGTTAATTTAGGATCTAATGCACCATTTATTCCTACATATTGTTTTAATAGAAATGGATCCATTGCATATATAGATGCAACTATATTTGTTCCTGGCATATTCATAAAACCATTATCTTGATACCATTGTACTTGTTGTTGGTTCTGTCCTTGTGATAAAGCCCAACTTGCTTTTGTTCCAGCTATGATAGCTGCATTAATAGCTAAGAATCTTTTAGGAGATTTAACTAATGCTGTTAATAGCATTTTAGGTATAGATGCATAATATTTAGTAAATGGACTAAAATTATCATATATAGCTAATGCTGTAGGTAAATTATTATATGTTGGATTAGCCATTAATACATCTCCTAATGCTTTTTCTTTAGCTATTTTATCTGATATTCCCATTGATTTATAATATGTATAATTTGACATAAATAAAGCTATTTTAGGTTTTAATTCCATTTCACTCATTAAAGTAAATGTAGCTTTACCTATTTTAGATTTATTGCCTATAATCATATCTAATGAATCTATTACTGATTTTGCTTGTCCATGCTGCAAGACTTCATTTATAAATCTTTTAGATGTAGATGTTGTTTGGTCATAGAAATCTTGAACTATAGTATCACCTATACCGTTATCAATTGCCCAACCTATTTCAGATTTATTTAGTTTGTCATTTATTGCTTTTAATTTTTGTTCTATTGATTTTTTTTCTGTATAACTTGTTGCTATTGATAAATCTGTTACTAAATCTACTTTTTGAGTTTTTAATGTTCTATATTCTTCTAATTTTGTTCTTACATATTTACTTGTTTGTAATGTAGTGTATAATCTTGGATCTTTACTATTAATCATATTAACTAATTGTGCTGATATATATTGATTTATGTATGCTTTAGGTCTATATTTTATTATAAGTTCTTTAGCTATATCTATTGCCGCTACTATTGCTTTTATACCAGCTACTAATGTTTTTGCTGTATCTGGATTCATTATATTTGAAAGTAGTTTTTCTATATGAACACCTTCAGTTCCATTTATATAGTGAACATAGTCTTTTTTTACATACCAATTTCCAAATGTATTTTTAATTAAATCATTTGATACTGGTTTCCAAAAATCTTTTTGTGCAGTTCCTAATTTTGTATATTTATTTGCACTTATAATAATTCCATTCTTTGATAGTATATCCCATTGTTTAGCTGTCTTTTGCCATAAAATTTCTTTAACAAATTTATTATAAGCGTTATTAACAAAAGAAGAGCCAATATCGAAATCAAATATTTCATCATTAATTTTATTTATATGATGTGTTGTTATATATACTCTCTTAGTATCTGTTTCATATGTTTTTCCATTTTGAAATATTTTACCATTAGTATCAAAACTGCTTAATATTCCTTTTTGTATATCATTAGTAAATGGTAATACTATCTGTCCTTTTTGTTCACCTATTCTAAAATCATTTTTTGATTTAACTGTTATGTATTTTGTTATGGACATTCTTCCGTCTTCTGTTGGTTCTTTTAATTGAACATCTATATGACCTAATGAACCTTCAGGATTATCTGATAATACTACTATTTTATTATATTTATGTAGCATTGATCTTGGATTTATTCCAAATAGTATATTGTTATTTTTAAATTCTCTATTATTTGCTACAGTATATAATTCTTGTAATCTATTATAGCTACCTCTTATATCATTGTAATATTTTCTAAACAGCTCTGGACTTGAATCATTTAATTTATTTATTCTTTTATAAGCTATTATTTTTTCTAAATAATCTTTAGCTTTTAATTGATTATAGTTTTCATCTTTAGTTATATTATCTAAAAATGCTATTGGATCTATAATTCCACCATTATATTTTAATGAATTAAATTTATCTATTAACTTTTCTAATTCTTTAGTCTTTAATCCATAACTATTTCTTAAATTTAGTATTTTTGCTAATTCATTCATTAGTTGTTTGTTATTACTTGCTAATGTATCTAAAAATTTATTACTACTTATAAAGTTTCCTTTTTCATCTTTCATTGTATTTATTACTTTATGAAATCCTAATAGCATTGTTTTAGTTATCCATACCTGTTTATCTTCATCAACATTAGGCAATGATATATTATCTATTAATGAGTTTACTTTTTGTCTAATATTGTCTACAAATGTTGATAGTTCAGATTGTGCTGCTAATGCTTGTGCCATACCTTTTTCAATAGCTTCTCTTTGTGCATCTATTCTAAAGATTTGTGATATAGACATTTCTTTAACTGAATTAACAAAGTTTTTAATATTTTCTTGTTTTAATACAATATTAGTTGCACCAGTATCTAAAAATGTTGGTATTTTATTTCCATCTTTTGTAGTTTCGTGCATAGTTAAAGAATCATTACTAAAGAAATCTTTTACTACATCTAATCTATTCATTAGTAATGCTTGAATATTTGGTTGGTTAATCATTGCATTAAATTTATCTCTATAATCTTTTAATGTTGAAGCTATTTCTGAATTATCAGCATTATCAAATGCTTTAATTAAATCAGTCAATGTATTTAATTTTATATTAGAACCAAGAGTGTAGTTATCAAGATCCAACATTGGTTCTAAATTACCATTCTTAACAAAATTAGCAAACCATCTTCTATTTGTTAATATAACTTCATTTCTATATAAGTTAGATAATGTATCTACTATTGTTTCTAAATTATTATCTTTTATATGTAATCCTATTTCTAAAGCATTTAACTGTATTTTTTTGGCTAATCCATCTAAATCTGTTTTAAATTCACTTGATCTATTTGATAATAAATCAAATGCTATATGAGATAGTTCATGAAATAATATTTTTGTTTTTAATGAATAATCAGCTTTATATACAGCACTACTAAATTTTATAATTGCATCATTTGGAACTATAGTAAATTTTCCAGTAATTAAATCTTTTTTTTGAACTTTGTTAACTATTTCTATTTGTGCGTGATTATTTAAAGTATTATCAAATTCAATACCTATATTAAATGAATAATTTGATTTATAACCACTTGCATCAGATAGTGTTGTAAACGATCTATTTCCATTAGGATTAACATTCTTGTATACTTTTTTATTTATTGATGTAAATGGTTTAAAATCAAATGTTTCTGTTTGTTTTGGTTCTATGAATGTAATATCTTGTAAATTATAATCTTTTTTAATATTGTTGCTGTTAAGTGTAAAGTCAGTTAGTTTTTCTACATTTGCTTTATTAGCTTCTAATTGAAAGTTATTGAAATGTATTTCTTTACCTTCATTTACTACAGATATTGTTTTGGTTCTTCTATTGTTTATATTTTGTTCTAATTCTTTTAGCTTTCTTTGTATTTCATTTGTATGTTGTCTATCAAACATTGAAGATATTTTTTTTATTTCTTCTTGTATATTTTCATTGTTTATTTCTTTGTTTCCATTAGATTTTAATATTTCCTGTTTAGCTATATGATCTAATACTCCATTAGGTATAGACGCTGGTTCTAAAAATGAGCTTCTCAGTGAATGATTTAATTTTAAAAAGTTTGTAGCTATATTTGTATTTATAAATATTTGTGATAGTTCTTTATTTATTTGAGAACCACCTTTGATAATAGTAGAATCACCATATAAAGCATCATATCTATTTACTGCATTAAGATCATTTATTTTAGTAAATGCTTTACTCATTAATATTGAGT